GGATATAACATTTTCGTCAGTGGAGGAACCGGTAGCGGGAAGACGACCTTTTTGAATGTATTATCCGGATTCATTCCGTCGGAACAGCGGATCATCACCATCGAAGACAGCGCGGAACTGCAACTTCAGGGAATTCCCAATCTGGTGCGCCTGGAGACACGTAACGGCAATGCGGAAGGTTGCAGAGAGATCGGAATCCGGGAACTTATCCGCTCATCTCTGCGGATGCGGCCCGAACCCCACCATTATGAAATAGTGAGGTTTAGAGCGTAATAAAAAGCCGCTCCCCGTCCCAAGTACACTCCTGAATTACAGCGCGAGCGATCGCGTTTTTTTCTTTGTCGTCGAAGCCATCCAGGCCATGAATCAACTTCGCGATTTCCGCAGCCGTGGCCTTGGCATCCTTCGCGCTGGCAGCAGCCCGGTGGCTTTCCATCTCGGCCAGCGAGGCTTCACGCTTCAGAGCACCCAGCTCAACGTCCAGGCGTTCCATTTCCGCGATGATATACTTTGATGCAGCGGAATCTTCGGCCAGAGCTAACGATGCAGCCAGGCGGCCGATCTTGCGCTCACAGGCAGACACGCGAGCCTGCGCAGCCTTCAGATCAGTAACATCGGCCGGAGCTTCCGCTTTGACGAATTTCTGAATCAAGGCAGGATCCGCAGTGATGCCACGGAATAGCTCCAGGACTTCCTCGTCCAGCAGATCGCATTTGATCTGCCCCATGTCGCAGGCATCCACACCCTGCCTCATTCGCTTCCTG